GTCCCTAGCACGTAATATAGGGTATGTACCACGTTCTAGGGCATGTGCTAAGGCAGAAGTCTCATTTAGTGTTACAATTGCCGACCAGCAGACCTCTACACTAGATCTAGAGGCAGGATTAGTCTGTGTGGGTAGTGCAAATGACTCAAATTTCATATTTTCAATACCTGAGCGTGTTGTAACTACCGTAGATTCAAATAGAAACGCAACTTTTAGCAATATTAACATATATCAGGGAACATTTTTACAAAAATCCTTCCTTGTAGATGGATCTTTAGACCAAAGATTCATTTTAGACAACCCTTATATCGATTCTTCGACAATTGTAGTCAGAATTCGTGATTCTGTTAATGATGTATCAGAAGGAAGGGAATATCAGGTAGCTGATAACATTTTAAAGGTCACTTCTACCTCAGAAATGTACCTTTTACAAGAAGTACAGGACGAAAAATATGAATTACTCTTCGGAGACGGATTTTTTGGTAAAAAATTGGCTACTGGGAACGTTATTGACGTATCATACATTATTACTGACGGAAAAGACGGTAATGGAGCAGCAAACTTCAGTTTCTCAGGACGATTCAAGGACGACCAAGGAAGAATAGAGGTTCCAACGAACTCTATTACCATTACAACCAATCAAAATGCAATGAATGGTGCAGATATTGAGAGTGTTGACTCAATTAAGTACTTTGCACCAAGAATTTACTCTTCTCAGCACCGTGCGGTGACCGCAAGGGACTATGAAGCAATTATTCAGAACATTTATCCTAACACTGAGTCTGTTTCTGTTGTTGGTGGTGAAGAATTAGACCCTCCACAATTTGGAAACGTTGTAATTAGCATAAAACCAAAGAATGGTGACTATATTTCTGATTTTGATAGGTCTTCTATCCTTTCAAAACTGAAACAGTACTCACTTTCTGGTATAAATCAGCAAATTATCGACTTGAAGGTACTTTATGTCGAAATTGACTCTGCTGTTTACTATAATACTAGTCAAGTTACTAATATTAATGACTTAAAAGCAAGAATTTCTAACACTTTAACGACACATAGGAGTTCTAACATCAATAAATTTGGTGGAAGATTCAAATATAGTAAAGTTTGCCAAATAATTGACAATGTTGATGATGCAGTGACCTCAAATATCACTAGAGTCATCATTAGAAGGAATTTGAAGGCATTAATTAATCAATCTGCACAGTATGAATTATGTTTTGGTAATAAATTTCACTATAATACTGAAGGATTTAACATTAAGAGTACTGGATTCAAGATTGCTGGAAGTACTGAAACCTATTATTTCACTGATGTTCCTAAAGAAAATGGTATGGGTACGATTTCAATCGTAAGAGACTCTTCTGATGATGGAACATATAAGGTTATTACTAAGTCTGCAGGAACTGTTGATTATAATAAGGGTGAAATTATCATTAATACTGTTAATATCACATCAACAATTCAACCAAACAACGTTGTTGAGATACAAGCAATACCAGAATCTAATGATATTGTTGGATTAACGGATTTATACCTAGATTTTGCCGTTTCCAAGAGTACAATAAATATGATTAAGGACACCATAACATCAGGTGAACAGATATCTGGTATCGGATATAAGTCAACTTCCAGCTACTTAAACGGGGAATTAAAGAGGATATAAAGAATGATACAAACTGGGTTTGAAAAGAGGGTAACTGTTCAGCAGGTAATAGAAAATCAGCTGCCTGAATTTATACTTTCCGAAAGTCCAAAGACTATTGATTTTCTAAAGCAATATTATCTTTCACAGGAACATCAAGGTGGTCCTTTAGATATTGCTGTTAATCTAGATCAATATCTTAAGGTAGATAACCTCACTCCAGAGGTAATTTCTGGTGAAACAACGTTATATTCTGATATTACAACCTCCGATACTACTGTTCAGGTATATTCTACTAAAGGATTTCCTAATGAGTATGGTTTATTTAAGATTAATAATGAAGTTTTTACATATACTGGACTAACAACTAATACTTTTACTGGTGTTGTACGTGGATTTAGTGGAATTACTAGTTATAGAACTGATTTAGATGCAGAAGAACTACTTTTTAATGATACTTCTGCTGAAACTCATACTGCTACAACAAAAGTACAGAACTTAAGTGCCCTATTTTTAAAAGAATTTTATAGAAAGTTAAAAGTTACTCTTACACCAGGACTTGAAGATGTAGATTTTCAGACAAATCTTGATGTTAATAACTTTATTAAGGAAGCAAGAAGTTTATATGAGTCAAAAGGTACAAAAGAATCGTTCAGAATTCTCTTTAATGCTCTGTATGGAGTAACACCTAACATTGTTGATCTGGAGCAATACCTGCCCAAACCCTCCTCGTCAGAGTTTTTACGTAGAGAACTGTTAGTTGCTGAAAGAATTTCAGGAGATCCTTCTAAATTAGTAGGTCAAACCATTAGAAAATCATCTGATGCTGCTACTCAGGGTGCTGTTTCAGAGGTTGAAGTCTTTACTAGGTCTGGAATTAGTACATATTATAAGATTGGACTGTTTGTTGGTTATAGTGATAATGCTCTAATTGAAGGAACATTCAAAGTTCAACCAAAAACGAAGGTAATTAATCCTGCTGCTACTAATGATTCTATTATTACAGTCGATTCTACTATTGGATTTGGTGCAACTGGTACTTTAATCTCTGGAAAGAATGTTATTACATATACAGATAAGACAGTTAACCAATTTTTAGGGTGTGATGGTGTAACTGTTGGTATTGGTACTGCTGCTGAAATAAGAACAGATGAGGTATATGTAGGATATGAAGATGGTGATTTAACTAAAATGGTAGAAATACGTCTTGGTGGCGTATTATCTGACTTTGAAACTACTAGTGATGTCTTAGATACATCTGAAGAACAGGTTTTATATGTTAAACATGTAGGTGAAAAAATATTAAATCCTGAGACAAACTCTACAAATAAGGAAATATTTGCTAATTCATGGATCTATAACACTAGTAATAGATTCGATATTGATGAAATTAATACAGGTTCATCAACGATTACATTAAAAACTGATAATCTTGATAGATCACAACTAAAAGTTGGTGATAAAGTTGATATTTTGCTATTTAATAGTCAAAATTTAGCATGGACAGGTGCTACTATTGCAAACATTGACAATACTCTCAGTCAGGTTCAGTTAGATGGTTTAAGTGGATTTGCGTATGATTCTACTCAAACATATACTCTTAGAAGAGTATTAGAAACTGCTTTTAGTTCTGGTAGTTCTATACATTATGGTAATAATAAAGTTACTGCTGATGTTCAGAATGTCTATAATGACAAAGATGAATTTTTCTATGTTGCTTCAAATTCTATACCTTCTTATGATTTAACAAAGTCTACTATTAAGTACACTATTTCAACTGGAACTGTTGGATCATTATCTGGTTATGATAATGTTACTGAAAAATATCAAATAATTTCTTTTGCAGAACCTAGTCTTGATTTTGTTACAGGTGATAAAATTTATTATAAAGCAGATGATGGTACTACTCTTAAAGGATTAAAGGAAGGATATTACTTTGTTAGGGTTCTTTCTGGCGGTGCAATTAAAATATATGAATCAAGAGCATTAATTGAAACTGATGGAACAACAATTGATGGTGATATTGTTAATAATGCATTAGGATTCCTTACAGATGGAACAAATAATCATAGCTTTATTTTAGCAAATCAAGTTAGTGATACTATTCATCCACAAAAACTTCTTAAAAAATTCCCACATACTCAGGATATTAAAACTGGAAAGAGTACAAAGACTGTTACAGGTTCTGTTGGAATGTTGGTTAATGGTGTAGAGGTTTATAGTTATAAGTCATTAGATAAAGTTTATTATGGTCCTCTTGAAAAGATTACAGTATATAATACAGGAAAGGATTATGATGTAATTACTCCACCAAATATTACTGTTGCTGCAGGTTTAGGTACAACTGCTCTTGTACGTTCAGTAGTTAGTGGTAGTGTTAAAGAAGTCCTAGTGGATCCTCAAGACTTTGACGTTGTTGATGTTAAGTCTGTCACTATATCTGGTGGTAACGGCACAGGAGCAGTCCTAGAACCGATGGTAGGTGTCAGACAACGTGAAGTTACTTTCGACAGTCGTAATACCGTTGCTGGTGGTGGAGTTAGTTTAGATACAACACAAAGAACAGTTGTCTTTCAAAAAGAACACAATTTTATTAATGGTGAACCTCTTGTTTATTTGAATAATGGTAATAGTAGTCTTGGAATAGGTACAACTGGATTTGCTCACGATTCACTATATTATCCAGAAGTTGTTAATAATACAACAGCTAGATTCTATCCAAGTTTATCTGCTTTAAATACTGGTCTTGTTGCAGCTGCTGTCGAACCAACAGATAATGGACAAGGTTATCATAAGTTTAAAAAGGCAGAATATACTAATACATTAAGAGCAATTAAGGTTATTGATGGTGGTTCTGGATATACCAATAGAAAGTTATCCGTAAAACCAGTAGGTGTTCATACTATAAGCAATACTATTAACTTTGATGGTCATGGATTTAATAGTGGGGATAAAGTTGTATATTCAACTGATGGTACAGTAATTGCTGGTTTATCAACCGCAAATCAATATCAGATTATAAAGGAAGATGATAATTCATTCAAACTTGCTAATGCTGGTGTTGGTGGAACAATAACAACTAATTATGAAAGACGTTATTATGAGACATTTAGTGATTCTGGTGTTGGATATCAAAACTTTGCTTATCCTGATATTACACTAACCGTTAATGCTACTATTGCTGGTATTGGTACTACTACTCAATCTGTAGGTGTTATTACTGCAACTCCTATTATTAGGGGTGAAATGGTTGGAGCATATCTTTATGAAAAAGGAACTGGATATGGTTCATCAATCATAAACTTTAATAAGAGTCCAATAGTTACTATAAAAACTGGTAAAAATGCAGAATTTATGCCAATTATTGCCAATGGTAAAATTGATCAAGTAAAAGTAACTTATTCTGGAGTTGAATATACCTCTGCTCCAGATTTAACGTTTGTTGGAGTTGGTTCTGGTATTGGTGCTAAAGCAAGAGCAATTGTAGAGAATGGAAAGATAACTAATGTTGTTGTTATTAATCCAGGTACTGGTTATGATGCTAATACTGGAATTGCAGTCACATCTATTGGATTAAATGCTTATATTGAAGCAGATATTAGAGAATTATCTGTAAACCAGCATAGTAGATTTGGTGATGAGATATTAGTTGAAAATACAGATGGATTGCAGTATGGATATGTTGGACATTCGACTGCAATTGGAAGTATTTCTCTTGGAGATGATTTAGATAAACACTCACCTATTATTGGATGGGCATATGATGGCAATCCAATTTATGGTCCAAATGGTTATTCTGATGTTGAAGATAGCAATTCTTCTATTAAGTACATCAATACTGGATATAGATTATCACCTACAGACGTTGTAGACAGACCTCCTTCTAAGCCAGATGGAACTGCATTTGATCAAGGATTCTTTATTGAAGATTATAAGTTTGATAATTCTGGAGATTTGGATGTACATAATGGAAGATACGGTAAGACACCAGAATTTCCAAATGGAACATATGCATACTTTGCTGGAATAGCAACTGCAACTAGAGCAGCTAAATTCCCATATTATATTGGTGATTCTTATAGATCAGAACTAGTTGATCAACTTGTTGACCAAAGTTTCGACTTTAATACTTCAGATTTAGTTAGAAATACACTTCCATATAAAGCAGAAGATTTAAATGCAGGTAATGACTTTATTTCGGAACCATATGAAACTCTACAACAAAGGACAGTTGTTGATTCAATAAGTAAGGGAAGTGTTGATGCGTTTACTATCAACCAATCTGGTGATGGATATGCTGTAAATGACATTGTTGTATTTGACAATGATGGAACAAATGGTGGTGGATTAAATGCTTATGTTTCTGAAGTAAAAGGTAAAGAGATTTCCAGAATTGATACATCTGTTCAAACATATTCAGATACACAAACAACATTAATATGGGATACTTCAAGTCAAGTTTCTGTACATATTTCACCAACACACACATTAAACAATGGTGATAACGTTGTTATTTCTGGAGTATCGACATATATTAATGGAATTACAAAATCTCATTCTATTGGTGTTAGTTCTGTAAGTGTAGCTTTAGTTTCAGATGTTCCTGTTAATCCTGCTGTTGGAAATGTAGATGATATCTATGTTTCAACAATTCCAACTAATGTATCTGTTGGTTCTACAGTTGCTATTGGTGTAACTGATCAAGAAATTGTTGAAGTTCTTAATGTATTTGATGGTGAGAATGTTTTACGTGTTCATAGAGGTCAAACTGGTTCTGCACATACAACATCATCTCCTGTAGAGAAATTATCTGATTCATTTACTATACCAATTATTACTAAGTATTTTGATTCTAAATTAAATGATAAAGTTTACTTTAATCCACTAGAAGCAGTTGCTATTGGAGCAACTACTGGTGGTGATGCAACTAGAAGTTATACAATTGGTGATATTCAAGAAACAGTATCTATTCCATATCAGAGCATTTATATACCTAATCATCCATTCAAACAGAACCAAAAAGTAACCTTTAGTAAAGGTGCTGGTACTAATATCGGTGTGAGTAAAGGTCCAGCAACTAGTGTTATTAACATACCTTCTAGTGGTACTACTCAAACCATGTATGTCATCAACAAAGGTAAAGACTTTATTGGACTTACTACTGCTGTAGGGTTTAACACAAATGGATTCTATTTTAGAAGTTTTGGTAGCAATCAAACTGGAAATGGGGATGCTAGAGATTGGAAGTATTCTTTAGAGTCTAATTTTACACAACAAATTGCTAAAGTTGAAAAGATAACAAGTACTGTTTCAGTATCTACTGCTCACCAGTTATCTAATGGTGATCCTATTAGATTATCATTAAGGTCTAATCAATCTGTTGGTATTGGTATGTCTACTGCTGTAAGACTTAAGTATAATTCAGAAAATGATAAATTGGTCACCAATCCTGTAACATTTACTGGATCTTCAATAGTAGCAGGAAATGAATTTAGTATAACTGCACATGAATTAGTAACTGGTGATAAGGTATTCTATAATGGTGCTGCTACAGGATTATCTACTGGATCATACTATGTTTATAGATTGGATGATGATAATTTCCAGTTGGGACAGACACATAAGGACGTAATATCCACACCACCAACTCTTCTTAGCGTAACTGCAGGTAGTGGTGGTTCAGGACAGGAATTATCAAAAGTTAATCCTAGAATTGAAACAATAAGAAATAATAATTTAGTATTTGATACTTCTGACAGTACTTTAGTAGATTATACTGTTAGAATCTATCATGATGAAGATTTTAAAAATGAATTAGTTTCTGTTGGTGGTACTGTAACAGACTTTACTATTGATAGAGGTCTTACTGCATCTGGTAATGTTGGTGCAGCAGTAACAGTGGGGTATTCAGAGACTTTACCATCTAAGTTATACTACACAATAGAAAAAGCTGGATACATTAGTACATCTGATACAGAAGTGTCCAATAATTCAGAAATATTATTCATACCTAGTGTCTATAATAATTCTTACAGTGTTGCTGGAGTAGGTACAACTACCTTCCAGATATCTCTAAAATCAGTTCCAGAGTCCCTTACATACAATCAGACTACATCTAGTCAGTTAGTATACTCTACGTCTTCTAAGACTGCTAGGGGTGGTGTAGAGTCACTAAGAGCTACTTCTGGTGGACTTAACTATAAGAAGTTGCCTAGATTTAAATCTATCACATCTGTTGATGGTGCTAATGTTGATATAATCCCACACTCTTCAACTATTGGTAGGATTAAAGAAGTCACTATTCAAGATCCAGGGTTTGATTATTCTTCAGATGCAACATTGCGTCCAGAAGTCTTTATCTCTCCAAATATTACTGTTGTTGATAGAAATTATGTTATTTCTGTTGATGTTACTTCTGGAGGTTCTGGTTATACATATGCTCCAGAATTGGTAGTTATTGATCCTGGTACAGGTGCTCCATTTACTGAAGGTAAGTTGCAAGCAGAACTTCAAGGTTCTTCAATATCTAAAGTTAATGTTTTACAATCACCAAGAGGGTTAGCAGACACAATTAATAAAGTTTATGCTGTTAATAATACTAATGGTGTTAGTGTAGAGAAGATTGAGTCTACAGGAATCGGTACAGCAATATTCACATTAGTAACTCCAATTAGTAATTTTAGTACTGCTCCATTTGCTGTAGGTGATAAGGTATTTGTTGAGGGTATTGATACTTTAGGTATTGGTAATACTGTTGGATCCTATAATTCTCCTGATAATTCATATAAGTTCTTTACTGTTAGTGCATATGATAATGCCAACCCAGTTAAAGTTACAGTAGATCTTTCTGAAGTAACAGCATTTGCTGGTATTGCTGTAACTGCTGTTAATGGATATGGAATATTAGTTAATCAAAATAATTATCCAACATTTGCAGTTAATCAAGAACCATTAGACTTTATTCTTGATGAGCAAGTTGCTGTTCTTAAAGGTGGAATCTATGTATTACAAGATCTATACATTAGTTTAAGTCTTAATGATCAAATTAAAGTCAGAGGTACTTATGATTTAGTTACAGGTGATCAGATTCGTGGAAGATTCTCTGGTACAATTGCTCTTATTAAGACTCTTGTAGGTAATAGTGCAAGATTTAAGGTAGATTATTCATTAAGGCAAGATAAAGGGTGGACTGATGATATTGGTAAATTAAATGAAGATTATCAAGTTCTTCCTGACAATGATTATTATCAAAATTTATCATATACTGTTAAGAGTCCTATTTTATGGGAAGACTTACAAAACCCCGTAAATAGACTTTTACATACAACAGGATTAAGAAATTTTGCTGATGCTGGAATAACTACTGCAACATCAATTAAAGGTGGAACACCTGTAGATTCTGGTAGTGTTGCGTTAATTGATATTATTGGTGAAAAGAGAGTTGATACTGTAAGTAATTTTGACTTTGGAATTGATTTGGACGCAGGTACAAATAAGTCTAGGTATATTAAGTTCCAGAATAAGAGATTATCTGATTATATTGATTGCACTTCAAATCGTGTTCTTTCAATAGATGATATTGGACCATTCTTCAATAAGACCTTCCCTGCACCAAATTTATTTACTAATCTTGATACGATAACTTCTGGTGCTGGATATAATCGTTACTTAATACAAGCAACTAATATTGCTAATGATGAAAGATCAGTAACTGAGGTTATAACACTTACTAACAAAACTGGTGATATCTTCACCTTTGAAAAGGCA